TGCACCTATGGGGGCAAATGTAAGGACATTCATTCCTGAAGTTGCTTCTGCGCCTCCAAGCACCAATCCATCGGATTCACCTAATAACTTTGCTGATGACGTTACTACGGAGGATGATGAATCGACCCTTTTTGATGAAAGCCGAGCGTTAGCGGAACCGAAACAGGTTCCTATGTTACCAGCCCCTGGCGAATCATCACATGTTAGTAATCAACCAGTGGAGGAAACTGCTTCCTCTCCCCCAAATTACGATGATCCATTGAATGATATAATTGATTCTAATATGATAGATCCTGCTGGATTTGGGCAAGGCCCACCGCCCCCTCCAAAACTTAATGATGATACAACAAGCCAAGATTCATCTGGCGTGATGGATAAAAAAGAATATAATGCGAAATTAAATGCAAAATACGATGAATTAGTAGAAAATGTGAAACAAAAAATGCGGAATAAAATAATCGGTCTAAGAGAAGGCACACAGATGTTAGCAGACTTGATGGACTCACGCAAAGCCAATATTCTAGCACCTACATTACCTGATATAAAGGATTTGCCAGTAGGCAGAGAAATACCGCCTCCAATGGAACTGCCACCAGTAAAGAATGTTGGTGAAAGGACTCCATCAGGAGAACCTGTCAAGCCGGTAGAAGAACCTGCTGAACCTGCTGAACCTGCTGAACCTGCTGAACCTGCTGAACCTGTTGAACCTGTTGATGAATCGTTTGAAACAGCGTATGAGGAAATGACTAAACCGGAAGAAACACCAAAACCAAAAACACCAAAACCAGATCCAAAGGTTGCTAAAGTAGCATCAAAAGCAATCAAACCTAAAACTGAATCTGATACAGAAGTTCCTTATTCCGAATACAGTAAGGCTATACAAGGGGCTATGAGAGGAAATGAAAAATCATTAGAATGGATAAAAAAACATCCAGATGCAGTTAAACAATATTCTGGTAATGACGGATTGCCTAAAAGAATCTTAGACTATCTTGGACTCAAAGGTGCAATGGCTATGCGTGATAATACAGCAAAGAAAAAGAAAAAAACGATTACATCTCCCAAAAAGAAGGCTACATCAAAGGGCAAAAAAAAGTTAGAGGCTGCTGCTAAAAAACTTGATAATGATGCAGAAGCAGCAATGAGTGGCAAAGCACCTAATAAGAAAGAGTAGGTGTAAATTATGTCAGACGCTTTACAAAAATTGGCAGCCAATGTTGATTTTGAAATGGGGCGTAGAGATTTCAAATACTTTTTTGAAGAAATATGTGGCAAATTCGATGAAAAGAATCCTTGGATTTTGACAAAATTTCATCAAGAATGGTTTGATTTATCTGAAAACAACAACAAGACTTGTATCGTAGCCAGTCGTGATCACGGCAAATCTGTATTCTATCGTGTGTATCTACTATGGAAAATGGCATATAATCCTGGCACAGAAGTCTTATTTTTCTCTCATAGTCAGCACCAGTCAATTGAACACATGGCTAAGATGAATGAATTGATTGAATCAATACCTGCATTGCAGCATCTTAAACCAAAAAGAGGTTGGGCAAAGCAGAAGTTCAAGTTCACAAATAAGTCATCAATATCTGCTATGTCTGTTGGTAAAGCGGTTCGTGGCGCACACCCTCAAATTGTAGTGCTTGACGATATTCTATCTAGCGAAGCGCAAACACAGTTAAAGCATATTTCATCTTGGTTCTATACTGCATTATTGCCAGTTCTTCACCATACAGCACAATTATGTATTGTTGGAACACCATTTTCATATACTGATTTGTATTCAGAATTAAAAAAACTAAAATCGTATGCTGTTAGAGAATACCCTGCAATTAATGAGCAAACAGGAGAACCATTATTCCCTGAACGCTGGTCTTTGGATGCACTGAATAATAGAAGAAATGATATGACATCCATAGCATTTACTAGGGAATATTTGTGTAAGCCGATTGCTAGTGAAGCAAGTTTGTTTCCAGAAGAAGTTCTTGAAAAAGTTAAAGATGAACACTTGTCATTATCTTATTATCCTCATGACGGTGAATCATACAATTACTACATAGGATGGGATCCTGCAATTTCAGCAGACCGGAGAGCAGATTATACCTGTATGATGGTGATTGCAGTTGATGAAAATAAAAACAAACATGTTATTCATACACATCATGAAAAAGGAATGGACTTTTCATCACAAATAGATAAAATCATAGAATTGAATGCTAGATTTAATCCAGTAATTATTGAATTAGAGACAAATAACTTTGCTGTGGCATTCAATCAAGTTCTAAATGAGATTAGCGATCTTCCAATAAAACCATTCAATATGAGCCGAATGAAGAAAGAGGCTTTAATTCATACCCTCCAACTGCAATTTGAACAGGGCAAACTAACTTTACCTTACAAAGATGAAGGAGGCACAAGAAGATTGATGAATACTCTATTAACCGAACTCTCTACGTTCACTATGCTGGATAACGGTAGAATGGAGAGTCTAGGCGGTCACGATGACATGGTTATGGCTCTTGCTCTAAGTGTTCAAGCAACAAAGGAGTATCGTGATAACATCGTTATACTAGATGCTGACATATGGCAGAATAGACTAGGGTGGGCAAATGTCTGAAAGAATAGAGGGAGTTTTAGGTGTTGAGTCGCCCACTGATGTTATACTCAAAATTTTGGATGAACAACTCATTGATGCGGAATTGAAAAACAATGCTCAAGAAAGAAAACTTCTCGAAACTCAGAAAAAAGTTGCTGCAAAAAAAGGCAAATCGACAGGCGAATCACGTGAAGGTGCTAGTATAGATGGATTAGATGCAGACAATCGAGGTGGAGGTGATGTTCAACCAGGAACTGCCGTTCAAACTCAAACATCCCCCATTCCAGTTACAAAGACATGGTTTGTTGATAATTTTGGGATGCAAGGATCTGAAATGGTTGATTTATTTATGAAATCTGACAAAAGTGAAATTGTTTCAATTATAGAACCGTTGATTATTCAAGAAAGAATTGCTTTATTGAAATCATTTCCTTCAGTTTCTCCCGATCTTGTTACTAAAATCCCATTTACTGATTTTGATTGGCAGATGTTACAAAAAAATGTATCATCATTGGAAATACCATTTAGAAGATTTGTGAAAAGTTGGAGTGATGGAAATGATTCTGCGTATGATGTTTGGCACAATCGCATTACAAAGGAACAAAGATTAAGTTTGCCAGAAAGAAAAATATTACAAAAAGCACATGATGTTTTAGAATCTCATGGTAGCATGAATACTCAATCGTTACAGTCGCATGGCGTTAATGGTAGCACTACTAAAATTGCCATGTTAATAAAATCACATGGATTTTTGTATGATATTAAGCCACAGGGTAGCGGCTCAAAAAATACAGACAAAGGTTTGTTTTATGGGTTACAAAAGATGGATGTTTTCATAAAAGATGCTGGTGCTTTGATTGGCGGGTTATATGAGATGGGAGGGGAGATTGAAATCAGTTCACGTGGCATTCCAAGATTGGTTCTACCTTTTAGTTCTAACATTCGCAAAGAATATGCCAATGCACTGAATAATGAATTGGGTGTGCGAGGAATTATAGCCGAAGGCAGGGGGCTAGTGATTGAAGGGGAGATTTCAGTCGCTAAATCAATTGAGTCTGCTTTACCATTTTTGCATGATAAGAAAGGAGAGATTGTTATACTAAAGAAGTCACTAAAAGATGATACTGATGCTTTGCGGTGTTTAACATACTCACAATCTAAGCCTCAGAAACAAGTGTCTTTACTGAAAATGTGGAACATGTCATTAGAATCATTTGAAACTATGAAACGAGGTGTGATTGATGGCTGATAAAGAGCGATTAGAACGGCTCTTTTCTGCCATAGGTATAGACATGGAGAGGCATACTACTCCAATGCCAACTATGCCTTTGTTCCAGTCTGGAATACAAGAGCCTCCACTTTTACAAGGTATCACAATACCTGCCTTGTATGCTTGCACATTTGAGTGCGTAGTTTTGCGTTCTATTCTAAATCATTTAGCAGTTGAAACATTTCGTAAAGGGTATGGATGGAAACCAAAGTTTGTTGTAAAGTGTGTTGATTGTAATGAAGTATATCATCAAGAAGTTGATGCCTGTAAAAAGTGTGGCGGTGAAGTTCGTAAGGCAGACAAAGGCGAATTAGAATATGCTGAAACTTTACTCGAAAGCAAAAATGGAATGATGCAAAACTTTGTTGAAATTATGAAAGAAATTGAAATGGACTTAAACATTGTTGATGATGCTTACATTGTTTTGACAAAAGAATACTTCGTTGATCCTGATAGCAAGAAGGTTATGTTTTATCGAATAAAAGAAATATCACGTGCAGACCCTATCTTTATGCGTATGCTTGCTGATAAAAGAGGGGTTCG